ATATAGACGGGTACGTCGATATCGACAGCGAGCTGCAGGACGCCTATAAGGATACCACAAACAAAAACGCAACCCTGACCCTAAAGGATCAGACTTTCCCGGCGCTGGAGGCCGGGGAGAACAGCATCCGGTGGGACGGCGGGATAACCCGCATGGAGATCATACCAAGGTGGTGGACGATATGATTACGCTATATCCATCGACGGAAACGGCCTTTGAGACGCAGGGCCTTGGAGCGCTGCCGGACGCCATATCATGCCAAGTCACGGAGGAGCGCAACGGGGCCTTTGAGCTAACCATAGAGTATCCAATTACAGGCTTGCACTATGCGGATATATCAAACAGATGCATTATCACGGCAAAACCAAACCCATATGATGGGCCGGAACCCTTTAGGATTTATCAGATCAGCAGGCCTATAGGCGGGCGGGTAAAGATCAGCGCACAGCACCTATCCTATGACCTAACCGGGATCCCTGTATCACCCTATGAGGCGGGCAACGCGGCGGCGGCACTGCAAGGGATAAAGAGTAACGCAGCGGTCGATTGCCCGTTTGTATTTTGGACGGATAAGACTACGCAGGCGGATTTTAGGTCGGACGTACCGGCGTCTGCGCGGGCGCTCCTTGGAGGCCAGGCAGGATCGATCCTGGACGTATACGGAGGGGAGTATGCATGGCAAGGCTACACGATCCGGCTATATAACCAGCGCGGCCAGGATAACGGGGTATCAATCCGGTACGGTAAAAACCTGACGGATCTGACGCAGGAGGAAAACGTCGCGGCTGTGGCGACGGGCGTATATCCCTATTGGCTTGGATCCGACGGGACCATCGTCGAGGCCCCGGGAAAGATCGTCAACGCGCCGGGAACCTACAATTTTACGCGGGTGATCCCACTGGACGTGTCGCAGGATTTCGATGCGCAGCCCACGCCGGAAGAGGTCAAGGCGCGGGCTGAAAAATATGTACAGGATAATCATATCGGGATCCCAAAGGTAAGCATAACGGTAGCATTCCAACCGCTAGAACAGACCGAAGAATACAAAGATATTGCGATCCTGGAGCGCGTGCGGCTGTGCGACACCGTAACTGTCGAGTACCCAGAGCTGGGCGTGGACGCGACGGCAAAATGTATCAAGACCACATATGACGTAATTAAGGGCAAATATACATCGGTAGAGCTTGGGGACGCAAAATCAAATATCACCACAACCATAGCCAACCAAGAGACAGAGCTTAAAAAAGTACCGTCCTCCAGCACTATAGCGGCAATAGCAAACGCGATTACAGCGGATATCCTGGGCGCGAAGGGCGGCGCAGTGCGCATATTGGATACCAACGACGATGGAGAGCCGGATACGTTGTATATCGCAGATAATCCGGATCCGGCACAGGCCGTAAAGGTGTGGAGGTATAACTATGAGGGATGGGCCGCATCATCCAATGGATATAACGGACCATTTACCATCGCGGCGAGCATCGATCACGGGATGTATGCCGACTTTTTGACGGCTGGGACGCTCAACGCAAACCTTGTGCAAATTACGGGGACGATCATAAACCCGGAAAAACCGGATATTTACTGGGATTTGGGAGCGGGGACACTATCGGCAAGCAGATTGCGCCAAACGTTTAACGGGACGAGTATTACAATCCGGCTGGGGGAAAACTCCGAGATGCACGGCGGCTATGGTATGGCGCTGCAAAACGGAGGATACATAACGAGCTATTTAGCGTCGCGGCTATCGCAGGATACGGATGGGGTAACACGGCCGGATGTAACAGCGCTCGTAGGATATGACCAGGAATCGGGCGTGTATATATACGAATATGGAGTGGACACGCACGAAGAGGGCTACGTCGAAATCCATAAGGCGGCACAAACAGGAAATGCAAGGAGCTCGGTGCTGGTGCAGCCCAATAACATTATTTTAAGGACGGGCGATGGGTATATGGTTGACGTAAATAGTTTAGCCCAAAGATTAAGCGCGCTAGAGGCAAAAGTTGATACGCTGGAGGGTGCATAAGATGATAACATTACCTACAAGGACCCTTTTCCCGGCGGCGGATAATCAAGTGATACCGCCGCCAATTATCCTTATACAGGGGGAGAGCCAGGGGCGGGAGATATCCATCACAATGATGGATGGAGATGGGACGCCCCTTGACCTAACCTCAGCGGCGGCCGTGGCCCTATACTACACCAAGCCGGACGGCACGGAGGAGCAGCTGCCCTGTGTAGTGGAGGACGCCGCAAACGGGACTGTATCGGTTACGTTTACGTCGTCGAGCTGCGCCGTGGCCGGGGATATGCGGCAGGTTATCGTCCGGATCACCTGGAGCGACGCCAGCAACTCGCGGTATGTGGGGCCGCGCATCCATGTGGCCCCGTCGCCCAGCGACGACGCGGCGGATAGCTCCAACGAGTTCGCGCTGCTGGATCAGCTCATCATCCAGGCGCAGGAGGTTATAGGGGACGCGGGAGAGGCGGCAAGCGCGGCCAATACCGCCGCCGGTGCGGCCAATAGCGCGGCAGGCGCGGCCAATACGGCAGCCGGCGCAGCCAATACCGCGGCAACGGCTGCCAATGCCGCAAAGGACGCGGCCAACACGGCCGCCGGCGCAGCCAATACGGCAGCAGGTGCAGCCAATACGGCAGCAGGCGCGGCCAATACGGCGGCCGATAGGGCAAACCAGGCCGCTGCCGGCGCTGAAAACGCACTCCCCAAAACAGGCGGAACGATCACCGGAAACCTGGAGGTAGAGGGGAATCTTACCCACCAGGATAGCCAGGTGCTTGACATGGCGTCGTATCCTATAGACTCCGGCGATTGGACGCCTACGGTACAGGCCGGATCATTAAGCAATGTTATCGCAAAGTGGTGGAGGCGAGGCTCATTATGCCACGTAATATTGGATGCGACATATACCGTAGACACAGGCGAAACATCGACGGCATCTCTAGACTTTTACGGCTTGCCATTTGCCGTTGATGCAAGCGCCGGAAATGTGGCCGGTACGGTGGGACGATGGATACCTATCGTGCTCATAAACGGCAACGCAGATGATCCCGCGACCGGATACAGTAGCTTAGCCGATGGATCAAGGCTTAGGGCTATATGCTTTCGCGGCAATGGGAGGTCATATCAAGTGGCATGCAAGGATATGGCCGGTAAATCAGGCGAAATTGCATTAAGTATCGATTATCCAATAGCAGGAGGCTAATTATGGGGACAAAAACGACTGTTGATATGTTGACCGCCGATAGCGTATCCATCCTGACCCAGCAAACGATCGACGTAGGCGGCGTAACCTACACGCTGGGCAACCACCGCCGCGCTTACGTCAACAGCACCGGCGGCCGGGAGGCGCTCACTGCCGAGCAGCCCGAAGACGTGGTAGCTGCCGTCATGGCGATTTGGGGCGACACGCCTACCGTAACGGAGCCGCAGGACGACAAATAACCCACCAACCGCCAGGAGGCGGTATTTTTATGCCCGAAAACGGGCGGAAGGGAGAAAACCATGGCAAAAATTATCCTTGACCCCGGTCATGTAGAGGGCTACAACAGGGGTGCTGTCTCCGGCTACTATGAGGGGACGGCTATGTACCACTACGCCTACCGGTTGGCAGATAAGCTGCGGGCCGCTGGTCTGGATGTAGGCATCACCCGAACCAAGATCACCGACAACCCGAGCCTGACCGCCCGAGGCAAGCAGGCCAAAGGTGCGGACATGTTTGTCAGCTTGCACAGTAACGCAGCCAGCAGCGCCAGTGCCAACGGCGTGACCGTGTTCTACAGCATTAAGCGTAACGCCGACAAGCCCCACGCGACCAAGTGGTGCAACGAGCTGGCCGGGCTGATTAACGGCGGCACCCGAGCCCGTGGGGCAAGCACCCGCAAAGGTAGCGGCAACTGGGATTACTATACCGTGATCCAGTCCGCCGTGGCGGCAGGCTGCCCGCACGTTTTCCTCGTTGAGCACGGCTTCCATTCCAATAAAGCGGAGTGTGCATGGCTTATGCAGGCTGGCAACCTGGAAACCATGGCGGCCCTAGAAGCCAGGCTGATCTGCGACATCCTGGGCATTAAATCTAGTGACGGTGCAGCCCAAGAACCCGCTAGCATGGGCCAGAAAATGGTCAACACCCCCGGCGACACCCTAAACGTCCGGGACGCCGCCAACGCGAAGGGCGCGAAGCTGGGCGAGCTAAAGGACCGCAGCCTAGTGGAGGTGTACGGCCTGGCCGGGAACGGTTGGGTGCTGATCCAGCAGGGCGCGCTGCGCGGCTGGGTAAACGGGAAGTACCTCGTGGAGCCCGAAAAGACCTTTGCGCCTTATATCGTGCGCGTCACAGCCGATGCGCTAAATATCCGTAAGGGCCCCGGCACGAATTATGACGTGGCCGGATGCATCCGGGATAAAGGCAGCTACACCATTGTAGATGAGCAGGACGGATGGGGACGGCTCAAATCCGGCGCTGGTTGGATAAGCTTAGCTTATACCACTAAGGCCGGAGACGCCGGCACAAAGCCGGAGCTGACCCGCATCCTAAAGCTTACCAGCCCCAACATGCGGGGCGAGGATGTGCGCTGGGCACAAGAACGGCTGAATGAGCTGGGCTATAACTGCGGCACGCCTGATGGTATCTTCGGGCCGAACACCGATAAAGCGGTCAAAGCGTTTCAGCGGGCGAATGGGTTGTCTCAGGATGGGGACATTGGCCCCAAAACCTGGGCGAAGCTATAGGAGGCGGACATGGACGAAGCGAATAGCCTGGAAGCGCTCCACGTACAGGTGGCCGAGCAATACCAAATGATTAAGCGGTGCATTGGACGGATCGAAAAGCTGGAGGCAAGGCAGGACAATCTGGACAGCATCGCGGCCTCCGTCACCGCCCTGGCCACGGAGCAGGACTACATCAAGTCGGACGTAAAAGAGATCAAATCCGATGTAAAAAGCCTGACGGCTAAGCCCGGCAAACGTTGGGAAGGTATCGTGGACAAGATCATCTATGTAGTGGTTGGCGCTCTGGTTGCCTGGGCGCTGTCCAATTTTGGACTGTAGGAGGGGCAAAATGGAAGATATGCTCATGACATACCTCGTAGAAAACTGTGCAATCGTGGTGCCGGTGCTCTGGTGCATCGGCGCGGCGCTCAAGCGGACGCCCAAGGTGGCCGACTGGCTGATCCCCTATCTGCTGGGGGCTGCCGGCATTGCATTTTGCGTAACGATCACCTTAACCACCGGCGGTCGAGCCGTGGATGGGATCATGCAAGGTGTCATTACCGCAGGCGTAGCGGTATATGGCAATCAGCTGGTTAAACAAGCCGCTAATAAAAAAGAATAATCCTGTGCCGTTGGCATAGGGCACAGAAAGCCCCTCCGGTGGAGGGGCTTGTTTTTTTATGAAAAAGATCAAAAAACAGAAGAAAATAGCAAGAAAAACGTTGACATTATACACCGTCTGGAGTATAATATAGTCAAGAGATGAGGAAAACACCACACAAAACAGCAGGAGGCACACCATGAAAGCGATTGAAATCATCCGCTACAACTTAATCAACGGCACGGAAATAGAAAAGGTCAATAATCTGGTGAAAAGCATGGAAAGCAACGGCTGGACTGGCATGCCGATCCTGGTTAACGAGGAGACCGAGGAATTGGTTACTGGATCACACCGTCTGGCAGCCCTTAAGATCATCTATGATAAATACAACGCGGGAGAATATGACGATGACGCGGCGATCGAGGAACTGCTAAATGATGTGGATGTGGCAGAGGATGTATCCGAGATCATCGACGCATACGCAGAGCGCATGATGGAAGAGGTTGGATATTTTGATGGTATCGAGTACGACAACTTACGGCAGGTTTTCAGCGGGACGTGGGTGGAACAATACGCGGCTGAAATGGTCGAATGGTAATCAAAGCTATAAAAATATGGAGGGTAAGACAATGGTAGATAATCGGATAAAGGAGCTTAGAGAGGCGATGGGCCTATCATTGGCAGAGGCCGCCGACAGGGCAGGGATGAGGATGACGGCCCTGCAACGGCTGGAAAACGGGGAGCGCCAATTGTGGACAGCTACATTGAGCACGGCGTATCGGATAGCTAAGGCCGTTGGGGTCAATAATCCTTGTGACCTATTAACGATCGAGGATGCAAAGAATGAGGGCAGGATGAAATATCTCGTAGTATATACCGGGGATAGCACCCAAATGCTTGAGTTTACAAGCAATAGCCGCGACAGTCTCAAACACCTAAAGGATAATTTTAGGGCGGCTGGAAATGATTGCGTGCGCGTATATGACGCGACAAAATATGCAGATTGGGATGGGGATCCCAATACGGAACCGCCAATATTATCCATGAGCAGATTTTCGGCGGAAAACGGAGGGAAATTTTATAGGTGCGAGATCAACTAGGACGCATATGAGAGGGACAAATAGGCATGCGTAAAATATGCAAATACTGCGGTAAACCATATGACGGAGGTAGAGATACAAGCGCATGCAAGGATTGCGTAAAAGCCCGCAGGCAGACAACGCTAGGCCAAAGGGTATGCAAAGCGTGTGGGGAGGCGTTTGTGGGAGGGCCGCGCGCTTGGTATTGTCCAAAATGCAGATCGGATCGAAAACGCGATCAAATGGCAGCTTATAAGCGCAATGGGGCGGCGCGGCCGCTTGGGTCGGTAGATCGGTGTGCGGCATGCGGACGTGAATATACAGTGACCGGGGGACTACAACGCTATTGCCAGGCCTGCGCTAAGGATGAGGTAAAAAAAATAGACCGGCAACAATCAAAAGATTGGAATGCCGCACATGATTATTATAGCGCACGAGCACTGGAGCGAAAAAAGACGGTGGCAGAAATCCCGTGCAAAGTTTGCGGCAAGCTATTTATACCATCCAATGGGGCCAAGACATGCTCTCAAGAGTGCAAACAAAAACTATCGAGGGAAAATAGGGAGCGGACGGAAAAAACGAACAAAATAGCGCGTAACGAGCGCCGAAGGGTAGCGCGGCAAAACAAAATAAACGCCATGAGCCAAGAGGAATATAGAACGTATAGGGATGAGATCAATCAAAAAGCTCGGGAAAATTATCATAAGCGAAAAAAGCAAATGGCGCGTATGGGGTCATAATGGGGTCATAAAACAAAAGGCAAATAACAAAAAAACGCCTAAATTTCATTGAAATTTAGGCGTTTTAGCTGGCGGAGAAGGAGGGATTTGAACCGGCGTGCAGGATGATATGTGGCGCGAAAATGCGCTTTAACGTGAGATTTTATGATGCAAAAGCCGGTATTTGCGATCATATAACATGCAGTTTCCGCGCGTATGGGGTCATTGTGGGGTCAAAAAATCGACGCTGTTGGAGAGCACATCAGCGGCATTTTGCTTTGCCTCGTCATATACATCCTCATATTGGCGGCGGGTATAGGCGCTGTTGCCGTGCCCCATGATATGAGCGACGGTAGTATCATCAACATGCCCGTTGATTAAAGCCGTGGCCACATAATGGCGCAGAGCGTGGATGCCAATAGTATCAAGACCTGATCCGATTTGTAGTCGCCGCAAACGGCTTGAAAAGGTTTCGGGGTGCAGAGGATACCCTAGCGCATCGGGAAAAAGCAGGTTATGGTCAGACCATGCGCTGCCAGCCTTTAGCCTAAGCGCTGCCTGGGCCTTTTTATGAGCAGCCAATATACGGACAGCGGAGGCAGGCAAGCGACCGGAACGATAGGCATGCTCGGTTTTGAGATCATCCGTGAGATAGGGACGATGGGTATCATGATCTATAACGACCTTCCGGGCGACGCGATATGTGCCGGCGTCTAAGTCGATTGTGTCCCAACAAAAACCGAGCAACTCGGACCGCCGAACGCCGGTTACGGCATCCAGCACGAGCGGGGCCAGCAGGTCACACGAGCTTGCCACATCAAACAGAGCAGACAGCTTATCGGGCGATAAAACTTTACGGACAGGCCGGCGCTGGCGGGGAGCGCTGACTTTATCGGCAGGATTTTGGGATATGATACCATCATCG